GATACGGCGACCACCGAGATCTACACCTAAGCCTTCGTCGGCAGCGTCAGATGTGTATAAGAGACAGACTCGTGCATCTCCTCTTACTCCTGCACCTAAACCGTCGGCATCATAAGACAAATTATTATACTCTAAAACATCGCATAAAGTAAAAACTTTATCTACGCTTTTAAATATGTCGTCATTCTTGCCGCTCCATTGTTCTAAGTATTCTACTAGTATTCCGTGCCTACCGCAAAACGCGTTTTTATCTCGTCCTTCGTCTGCTACGTCAAAAGCTGCGACTTTTTCGCCTGTGATTTCTATACCTAATTTTTTATGTGCGTCCACTGAGGCTTGTACCCATTTAGAAGGTATTAACACGCCCTCTAAACTCGCGCTATAGTCTAAGTCTATCTCTTGAGCTATCACAACGGGATCATCTAAATCATGACATTTTTTAGTATACCATTCTTCATCTTTGCGCGGGTCATCGCGCCAATGAAAACTAAACACGCTAACTTTGCCGCCGTGCCTACGACGCGCGAACGGGTTATTCATACCACGAGGCGTGCTTATATCAATCCTGCAATTAGTTGTTTGAGATAGTGAGGCTTCTACAAGTTCCGGTCTCGGTAGCCATGCGCTTTCATCGACGATATAAAAACTTGCTCTATCTCCGCGTCCAATGCCGTCGCCAGCTTCTCCAGAAATAATACTGTTTGTTCCTGGGAAATGGATTCGCATATGGGGGGCATGTTTTTTAATATCCCAATCCCCGCTAAATTCATTAGGCAACAAAGAAATAAATTGTCTCGCTTTTTGTAGCAAACTTTTTGGATCTCCAAGTTTATCAACATATTCCTCCTTGCGACTGCCGAAACCAACTACCAAATTATCGTGGAATAAACACATTGTACAAGCTAACGCTATAGTTAACCAGCTCAAGCCCATTTCTCGGCTTTTATCTGTAATCCCTGGTTTTTGGTTTTTCCATAGGTCTAAAAACCAGTTTATCCATTCTTCTTGTCTCGGAAATAATAAAAAAGGCGCTAGAGCTGGCAAGTTTCTTTCTACGTTCCGCGGGTCGCTTGTTGTTCCCCAATCAATTATAAATTGCGCCGGGTTGTTCTTATAATATTCTTTAAGATCGATAAGCAAAGCCGGGTTATCTCTTATTTTATTTAGCTTATCTAGTCGCCAATTGAAAACCTTCACATAGTCGGGTTTTTTAAAATCAAATTCAAATGGTATAGGCATTTTTTATACTCGTTTTGTCAAATAATATAATCGTAGTATATAATAAAGTGTTGCTCACTGTGGAGGTAACTATTATGCCAAAATCTAAAAGAAAATTTAACCCGGGTGTACGCTTTTTTAAATCTAAAAAATCAAAGTCTAGAACAAAACCTAAAGATGATAACGAAATTACAGAAAAAGATTTTTTGAATCACAAGGAAGAAGAAAACACGGAGGAAATAGAAACTGGCGATAATAGCAAACCTGTTCAAATCACAAATGTTAACGTGACCATTAGACAAGATGAAGACTCGGGCATGGGTTGTGGTGAGGCAATAAAAGCACTATTTAGCTGTTGCCGTCCTTAAATAAAGCCCCCGTGAGGGGGCGTTACAATTACCAAATTTTCCCGTTTAAAGCAATGTTATAAACTTCTTTATCTCCAGCCTGTGCGAGTTTTTCGCGTAAATCATTAGTCATCACAGGTGGATTAAAAAAACTGTTAGCTCTGTAAAGCGGCGGCGGTGTTTCGCTTGCGCTTGCAGCTTCATGCTTACCTTGATCAATAACAATTTCTTTAAGCTCGGCAGGTTGCTCAATGTCTTGTTTAACTTCACGACCCATAAGTTTTTTTAAACGCTTTGTACAAGGTTCCATAAGTTTGTAAATTAACTTCATAATAATTCCTCCTAGGCTTCCACGCCTGCTAATTGAATGTTGTTAACCAAAAGATCGTCTGTACTAGAATCGTTTTGTATATACAACTGAAATACATCGTTCTGATCAGCAAAACCGACAACGTTAAGGCTCGCGTTAATCGGATCATTTCTATCAATTACGATTTTAGTTGTAGGTCCGCTTGGTGTTCCGTTTTGTAACAAACCAACTTGGATGTTTTGATTGTTGGGTAGGTTTTGGAGTGTTACCTGTAAATTTAAATTAATAGTAAATAAATTACTACGTTTAGAATTTTTAGTAATTGTACCTGTTGAAGTATTCAAAGTTACGCGGGAACTACCGTTGTCAATAAAAGTTGTTGCTAAAATTGGGGTTGGTGTTGATACGGCGCTAATAGTAGTCACAAGTGCGTTTGCATTAACTTCTGAGTTTATAAATGCAAGTAAGTTAGGGACCCCCTGATTAGCTTCAATAATCCAATTCGGTTGTGTGTTAATGTCAATTACAAGGGGTAAAAAAGTCGGAGTATTTAAGTTTATATCAATAAACGTGTTTCCAACCATATTTCCGAAACCAAATGTCGCGGCATTATCAATAACAACGCCGTTTTGATTTTGCTGTGGATGAAAAATGCAATTATTAATATTAACCGCGCCAAATCCAATACCAGCCGCGTTTTGTAGTTTTAATTGATCGCCCACAAAAAAGTCTATTGGCAAGGCAATTGTTGTTTCATCAAACCATCTTAAAAACTCGCAACTTGTAAACTCTACTTTTGATGTTGCAAACAAATCAACTCCCACTTGAGCTAGTGCATCTGTACGCTGTTGAAAGTAATAAAACAATGTTTGCGAAATATCAACTAAGTCAAAACCAGTAATTGCCATGCCGTTGCGACAATTTCTAAGTTGACAATTGTACATGTTAAGAGTTTTTAGCCGTCCTTCGTTCGGCGCACCCACGCCAGGATTGAAGTTTGAGCCAGTCAATGCAAAAGTATTATCACCCAAAGCACTTAATGTAATATCCGCAATTTCAAAATCTTGATCAACTACATCAATTAATGGCCCTAAAAAAGTTCCGTCAATCTTAGTATTGTCACGTCCTACCCCCCGTATAACAACGCCTGGTTGATTGATTATTAAAGTACTTGTAAATGTGTGATTCCCCAAGAAAATGTAAGTCGTGTTGGGATTAACAACGGTAAGAGCTGCCCCGTCTGGAACATACACTATTTGATTTTGTAATCTAATTACACCCGTTGAAGTTAGTTTTAAATTGTTATTACCATTTACAATTAATTCGCCTGGATTAAAGTTAAAATCTAAAGAACCTTCGTTGCCGTTGATTGATGCAACTGCTACTTGAGAATTGTTTTTTAGATCTAGAGTTTTGTAGATATTGACTTGTCCCGCGTTCATGTCAATATACTCGTCACCAGGAATGTTAGCTTCATTTAAAGTTATTGAGCTACCAGTTATCGTGATTGGCCCGACACCAGTACCAATAATTAAAGGTGTTTCAATTTGTGATGTAACGCCTAGAAAACTATAGTTACCACCAAAAGAGTAAATCTGATCAAGAGGCGCAAGGACTGTTCCTAAATCGTTTACTGAAATTATATCATTGCCATTCATGTTTAAAGTTTGATTAAACTCTGCTTCATCTGCAACACCGTCATACTGAAAATATGTTTTAGAAGTCCCGCCACTGTAAGCATTGTATCTACACAAAGCGGCTTCATTGCCCGCGGTTAAACTTGCAACTGTTGCTACCATTTGATTGTAAGTTATCGGATTATTTAAATCGTTTTTACTAACTGCATTAATTGCAAAAGTTGCTTGAAATCCAGCTGGAATTTGAAGTTGTTCAAATTTTAATTGCGGTGGTACACCTAAGCTGTCGCTTTCTATAAAAACTGGTTTTAAACCTGAATTATCAAGTTGAATTCCGCCATTTCCAGTGTCATAAGCAGTTTGTAAAGTAGCAGAACCACCACCACCGCCGCCAACGTCAACCCAAGCTGCACCATCCCAACTTTGATTTAATTGAACGTCAGTGTTAAAAATCATCATGCCGTCTTTAACGCCTGTTAAAATGTCTCTTCTAG